TCGACCTGCGTTGATGCCGATTCCTGCACGTTGTGCAACATATTTACCAATAGCCATGTCACTGCTAAAGATAGAATCGAGGGTGTCATCAACATCAACGAGAACACAACTCGCAAACTGACGGAGAGGCGTTCGCACTCCTGCCATGATTGGCGTTGGGATGTTGATCTTGTGCCTGCTGATTGCGTCGTAGTATCGTCTGACATAATCGAGTCTATTTTCTGGAGGATACTTAGCAAAGATTGTCATAGCAATCAATGCATACATGAATTGTGGTACTTCGTAAACGTTACCGTTACTACGATCTTGCACCAAATACTTATCTACTACCTGGCGAAGACCAGCATATGTAAACAGCATGTCACGATCGTGATCTATAAAACTATTTACCTTTTCAATTTCGTCAACAGTATAGTCATCTAGAATTTGTTTATCGTAAATTCTTTTTTCAACACCATTACGGATCTGCTCATTAAGATGAGGATGGTCACGCATTCCACCAAACAAACTCTTCCTCAGAGAAAACAGTAGAAGTCTAGCTGCAACAAATTGGTAGTTTGGATGATCAAGATCAATAAGGTCACTAGCACTGCGAATTAGAATCTCTTGAACCTCTGCGGTACTGATACCATCATAAAATTGAATACCAGAATTTATTTCAACCTGACTTGCAGAAACTGCTGCGAGTCCGTCACAAGCAGCCTCTACCATTTTATGCATCTTCTCCAAGTCAAGAAGTTCAATAGAACCATTCCTCTTGACTACCTTAATACCATTGCTCATACTCTTTTCCAGGACTGTAATTTTAGTTTGGCTTCTAAGCCTTGGTAGATATTCGATTCTACCAGCCTTTGGACATCTAGTCCATTTAAATGCATATCATTTAAATCTTTCTCCATAATCTCCTTTGGGAAGACGACTACTTTGTTTCCTCGTTCAATTGTTGACGAGATCTTATTAACAATCTCTCTGTTTCTGGGTTCATTGTCGTAGACGAATATGAACTTATAATCCAAAGAGCGCAGGTCAACATCGCTACCACACATAGCAATAGCGTTTCCAATGAAATAACTGTCGATGGGTCCTTCGACGACATATACAGGATCCTCATTACTAATTTTGTCAAGACCAAAAACCTTCGGAGCATCCTCCTCCAGCATGATCGTTATGTACTTGATTTTTGACGATGGAAGAAGAGCTCTTCCCTGATATCCAATTATCTTTCCATTATACCTGAGAGGTATGATAATGCGTGATTCATCATTTTCTACGCTATCAAACGTCTGTTTTTTGGTATTTGTCCACTCTTTAAAATTTTCGACATAGTACATATCTTCCAGTGCCTGACTGGGAAGTTGTCTATTCTGTTCTAGGTATATTCGAGCTGGATGTTCTTTATTTAGGTTTGAGACTTTGTTCAGATCCAGCTCCTGTTTTCTCTTCTCAAAGACAGGTTTTTCAAACTTAAACTTAGGCGCTGCAGTGTTGGATCTCTTACCTGTGGCACCACGTTTATACCTCTCCATAACATATTGATCATGGAGAACTGTATCATGATCCTTCAGAAAATTAGCCAATGTTCTAGTCGTACCACAATTGTGGCACTTAAAGTTATAATCGTTTTTTACGATATAAAGATAACCCCTGGCTTTATTCTTATGCTTCTGGGAATCTCCACAGTAAGGGCATCTAAAGTTATATAATCCGTTCTTCTTCTTTGCAAACTTGTTAAGTCGAGATGAAACCATCCCAATGTACTTATCATCTACGAAGATCATTAACTGGGGATACCTGGCTCACTATCATACTAGTGTTTACCTCTTTAGTCAACGTACTCATGATAGGAGGTGCCAGTTGCAAAATTGTCAGTAGGGTCGTCACGACAGCACCACAACCTACCACAAACTTGGCATTAGCATCTACCTTCTTTGTAAGTATAGTAATTCTATCATGAATGATCTCTCGATCTTTCGTGTGGGTATCTTTAATCTCCTCCATCATTTTGAGAATGAGAGTATCAGTTCTTTCACTTTCGTCCAATCTATTCTCATGACGTTCCAAAATAATAGCAATCTTATTACTATTGTCGGAGATAGTACCTACGGCTCTCTCAAGCTTATCCAACATTTCCTTGGATAGATCTTCGTAGATGGATAACTTAGATTCCAATACAGCTAGTTTACCAAAACCTAATGGCATTTTAGTTCCTTAAATCTTTTACTTTTTTGAGTTTTCTCTTCAAAGGTTTAGACATTACGGGATCATACCCAGCTACGGGTCCTTTTTCATTTGCGGCATTTGTGAATCCACCTGATCCAGCTGCCATCATTTCTCTAACAATCTTTCTCATATTGTTGAGAGCATTATCATTGGTCATAATTCTTTTAGACAATCTAAACAAGTATCATCTAGTGGGATATCATGCAAATGTGACTTTGGATATTCGGGAAACTTTCCCAAATAAACAACAAATGTCTTTACGACAGGCCACAAATCATTATCGATCTTATAAAACAATAGGGGAGTAGCAGCCTCCCCAAATACATTATATAAAATAATAAAGTGATTAATCAACAAGTGTGCTTTTAATACCCCTGTTGTTTTATATCGTTTGAGCAATCTTTTAATCCACTTAAACCTTTTAAGATCTTCTTCAAAATCTTCTTTGGTTACTGCATGTGGATTTTCATAATTTTTTATTGCAAAAATTACATAATTATTCTCATTTAACTCATCAAACTTCATGAAGTGTTAATCAACCTTATTATATATCAGCTATCGGCAAGGATAGAATCGTCGGCAGCATCACTAGTGATAGTAGAACCTGCAACAAAGACTTCAGTCTTTGTTCTTGTATTTCCGTGTGTATCAGTGTAAGTCTTAATACCGACCCATCCAGCGTGTGCGACTTCGTAGATACCGCCACGTGCTACACCAACCTCAGTAGGATCAGCACCAAAGATTTGGTTACCAGCATATGCTGCATCCTTAACAAGAAACTTGGGTGACTCCCCAATATTGAATGCCTGAGTAAGACCTGAACCAGCGGTAAGTCCAGCAGGACTATCAAGGGTCAACTGAGTATCCGAATCGATCGACTTAATAACTCCAGATCCATATGCACCCATTGCAATGACCTGACCTACAGCAACAAGCCCCGATGCGGAGAAAGTTGTACCCGAACCAGTAACTACACCTTCTGAGGTTATCGTTGTGATGTTACCCGTTGCGTATGCTGTATCTTTATTTCCCCAAAGAGACATGGGCTTTTACTCCAATGCTAACTATATCTAGATTTATTTATAAAAAAAGAGACCCCTGATGGGGGTCTCATCATTTATATGGAGAATTACTCTGCAGAATCTTCTTCTCTTGCAGCAATAGCTTGGGTAACAACCTCAAGAAGTTTATCATCCATATCGGTCTTTGTCAGTTTAACAGCCTTGGAAAGAATTAGTAGACAAATTTCTACTAGTTTCTCACCGAGTTCTTCGTTTTCTGGAATTTTAGATACAGCATCCGAAATAATCTTAGACGCTAGTGGCAATAGAAAGGCTAACATAACAGCAGCACAAGGAGCATCTTATTTAGTATCCAAATTCGTATCTATGGAATTTTTTAATTGAAGTTTACGGATTTTCTGCATCAATACTTTCATCCTCCTATACCACAATCTTCTTTCGTCCATATAAAAACTCAGCTCACGGATCAAGTATTTCTACTGTTATATTTGTGTTTTGTATTTCATTATATTTTCTACAGAGAACATCACTAGATTCATGTTCCCAACGATGATATGAACTTTTGAGAGATTTTAGATAATCTTCTCCACTGGAATTTGCCAACTCATCGGCAACAATGGCTTTGATTAACACACCTCTAGTTAAATGTGTCATATGTGAATGCTTGTTTTCCAACAACAAACTCTTACATGACAAGACAAAGAAGATTACATCAAAGAGTTGGTCTTGGGTGACTACCCAAATTATTCGGGATCTTATTATTTATTAAATTAAAGTACCATGCTGTCTACGAATTTCTCGTAGTGCCTCAAGGTTCATATCCTTAGTGCCACCATCATATGCATGAGCATATCCTTCTTCAATCATTTGTTCGTTGAGGGACACATCTGCATCCCCAATGTAAAGCCACCCAAGAAGACGCCCATACTTCCCAGTGCCACCAACAAGTTCAGTCCTAACAGACAACTCATCGTCACCAGCCAAAGTACCTTCGAGTTTTTCTTTGAGCCAGTTGGTTGCGTCGATTCCAAGTGCTTTCTCCTCTAGGTTTCTCGTCCTCTTCTCTGGCGTATCAACGCCTGCAACTCTAACTCTTTCTTTCTTGTATAGATCAAACCCGAGGTCGATAGTAACGTCAATAGTATCACCATCAAGGACACGGTTGATCTCCGTCACTCGGAAGTTGTAGCAGCTCTTCCTGCTTGGTGGTGTCAATGATCCCATGAGATTCTCTTTCATCAATTCCTAGTATATAGTAGATGACATAAAGAGCCATAGCAACAGAAAGGAATACCATAAAGATCACTGACCATACAGGATCATTTGGATTATCAAGTGGGCGAAGAAAAAGGTTCATTTGTCTTGATCTCGATCAGATTCCATATTATTAAACTTATATTCAAGTACGCCAACATAAAATGAATCTCTCAACTGATAGAGATGGTCTTGTTCTTCAACAGGTCTTGCGGGAGATCCTGGCCACAATCTAATTGTTTCACATACAGAATGGTAAAGAAGAAAAACATCGTCTTTAGTAAATTCATATGTAAACTTATCCTGATACTCCCACTTGTCGCCGTCATCTTCGTGAATCATGCGTGTACCTGAATGGTTCCCAATGTTCCCAGCCATATTTATGGACGAGATTCATACCAATGATAGGTACAAATACTAAAATGAATCCCATAGTTCCTAAAGACCATGGAGTTTCCATTACATACCTAACGAACAGTTGTACGTGTGTCATCGTCTGGATTGCTCTTACTAGATGGAACTAATTGATAGGCTAACTTGTCTCTTAGAAGATTGATCTTTGCATCATCATACTGTTGAAACTGTCCACGTTTCTCCACTTTCTTATAATAGTGAAGTGCATTGAGGATAATAGTATAATCCTCCATGGTTAGATCAAAGTCCATGATGAGGATAGGCATTATTCAATCCCCAAACAACTAAACAAATAACGAAACTGAAAATGAATGAACCTGACACTGTTAGGTTTTTAGTTTTTCCCATAGATCCTCATTGTGAAGGCATGAATTAGGATGTACCCAAGAACTATTTACCTCTTCTAGCTCCATTTTCAGGTGATTATTTTCGAGTTTCAACATATAAATCTCATCTCTTAATTTTTTAATTAGATTTAGATTCATTTCTATTTTTCCAAAGTTCTAAGAAGTAACGATCAACATGATACAAATCACCTTTAGGGGGATCTTCATCAGTATTTTGAGACCATTCATTACATAATTGCCTCATTTCTAGTGATATACCTGAAGGGTTAAACATTCGCCCGAAGGAGGACATTGCAAACGCAAACCGCATTCTAATGCGCTGTTCCATTTCCTGAGTAGGCGTCGGTTTCATAATAGTTATTCTCACCTTTTCTGTACCCGAAATATGCGGTGGCACATATAAAGGGTAGTGATCCGAAAAATAAGACATGTGCTAGAGTCATTTGAAAAATACCTTAAATCCTAGAGATGTTCTACCACCTTCAAATTCTTTTATGCTGCTTAAGTATTCAGCAAATAATTTTAAATCATTACCATACTCAATACCAATAGATCCTAAAGGACCTTCAAAGTTATCTCTACTATCAAACTTTGAGTTATTCACAGATATGCCACTATACACCGTAAGATCTTGTGATAGTGGTGCTAAAAATTTTACACCAGCATGATTGATACCAGGATGATCATCACACTGCATTGGTGATGAGAGATGTTCAGCAAACAATCTTATATGTTTGTGTATATCATATTCAATACCAAACGAACCAGAAGGTTCGTTTAAATCAAACTGCTCAGTATCATAGGGTTCAATATTAACTCCAATATAAGTTTTAACATTATCTGGAGTTTGCGTTCCCAACAACACAGTTACTGCAGAACCAATCACAGTCATTGGACCAATACATAAACTCATTAAACATTACCTGGTGATAAGGATTGGAAAATTTTGGAACAAACATCAATGGCATAAGGTGATCCATATACCCCAGAGAAGATATATGAGATACCTAACTTAGAACAGTATAGTTCCAGTTCCTGACATTTTGTTATGTCACTGGTGCTATGGTCAATAATGATATCACCCTCCTCAAGCAGAGGTAGCAATTCATCAAGTGTGTCTTCTGCCTTTTGCTCAGGACATGTAATCTGAAAGATACCAGGGATTTTACCAGCACTGGTAAATTTCTTATTATCAGTTTTAACTGCTCGGACAAGATACTCTATTGAAGTTACACATCCACTAAGGTGTCCTGCTTCATATTGTCCACAGGCATTCTCATAGTTGGTACTACTATAACCCCAAACTTCGATACCTTTTTCAATCATACGGCGAGCCATACCTTCACCTGTACGACCTAAACCAATCATTCCAACTTTCATTACTACCTCAAAAAACAATTACGGATTATCTGGATCAATACCCAAACTAATTAGGTAATCTTCCCACCACTCTATTTTACTATGTTTCCATTTAGGAACATTCATTCCTTTCTCAGAGTAATGCGTATAAAGAGCATCATCGATAGTCTGTGCGATCTGTAAATTCCTCTTCCTCTTCATCAACGTCTGCATATGCATCTGCCACGAAGGGTCCTCTTTTCCTGAAGGGTTCTTTTCCAACATAAGAGTTTTCTGTATTAACTGCAGATACCCATACAGCAAGTTTCATTACTAAAAAAATGATAACCAGTGGTGTGAAACACCCAATTAAAATTACAGGATTCATTTATGCCTGATCTGTTTTTTTATTATTTAGAAAGCAGTCCAAATAAGAGGTTACAGTTTCATATCAACCTCTAGGGGGACATGGCCATGTTAACTCCATACCAGAAATTAACAACATAATAAATGCAAATACAAACAATGTGCTCATTTTAAAACATCCAAATTAAATACAAAATAGGGTGCTCGAGATACCCCCGAACACCCATACTAATAGTTACAATTAATCATCTATTATGATATTGTATATCCTGCTGCTGACCCGACGACAGTAGCGTCTGCTGCAAATATTGCCTCTGTTGATTTCTTCTCTACAAACTCAACAGTATTTCCTGGCATCGTGAAGGTTCCGACTGTTGTTGATCCACCAACTGAATCAATAACACTTACTAATCTTGCAGTGCCACTGTTGTTACAGAGACGTACCACTGTTGCACTTCCAAATGTAGAAGCGCCTGCAGCGTCAGTACCACATGCTGCCTGAGTTCCTTTTATGTTAGTTAACATGGTTAATTAGTATCCTATGTAGTATTTAGAGATCTCCAAATTGATCACGCATTTCTTCCATTGATTTTTTCTTTGAAGCATAGACACCATCAATGTATCCAGACCTATATTCCCAGGTAGTTCCACCATCTTGTCCTTTCCTAGGATTGATGCATGTTTCATCACCTAGTTTATTGCAAACCAAACCAGCTAGGTCTAGTTCACTCTTGTCGTAAGAGGCAGCAGTACCACTAAACATGTGTTTGCCGTTAATCCAAATAGCACCACATTTAGGACATTCTTTTCTCTCTAGTTTGAGATCCGACAGTTCCTTATCGTTGGTCATCTTTCAATTCCTTTATGAGTTTATTGTAATCAGGTAGATCCTTTATGAGTTGTTGTTCTAGTTTACGTCTCATCATAAACATTCTAAATTTAACCCACTGATATCTAATTACGAGATCAATGTATGAGAAGAGACGCATAGTCTCTTCCGTACCTGCATAGGCTATCATAAGTATAATGATAGTTGCAAATATGTAAGTTAGGTACATAAGTTGTATCAGAGTGATACTCTTAAATATTTAGAACTTAAATTAAAAGGTATCTGATAAAATATCTTCAAACCAAGTCAACAGTTCCACGCTCTTAGTGACTTATTGATTCTGCTATCAGGATCTCTAGATGTTTTCTTACTAGTTAGTTTCTTTTTCATGCCCTTCATTCGAGCGCAGAAGGATGCCCTGCGGGGATTTCCAACTTTCTTGCTTGGTGCTTTGAGGTCAGATCCTGGATTTTCCTTTTCGTAAGACTTTCGTCCTTTTTCGTTAAGTCCCCCTTCGGAGTTCTTTCCTGACTTTTTTGTCCAGGCTGCTCCTTCAGTAGTCAGGTTATCTTCACGAAGGCGATTTCTCATCCTATCCATCATCATTTTTCTATCACCCATTTTGCCAGCAAGTCCAGTATTACCAGTAGGTGCCTTAACCTGCTTCTTAGCAAGTGGGTTTTTGATATCTAGGTTAGGATGACCAATGTATCCGTCTCCAGGTTTGCCGCCAATGACTTCATCAAGATTTTCACCTTCTGGTTCATATGATTGATTTAAAGGATAGTTAGGCATTGGTACAGGTTTCCTAGTACCTTTTATTTTGTGATCAGGCATTGGTACAGGTTTTTTAGTACCTGTTGGTTTGTACTCAGGCATTGGTGCAGGTTTTCTTAAACTTGCTTCATCTAGTTGCAGATCACCTCTCCAATCAGAGAAAGAGTTTGTCAATCTCATTGGTGAGGGTTTCTTAAATCTAGATTGAGGTTGTTGATTTGTAATATTAGTGGGTCGTTGAGCACCCGTATGTGGTTGTACTTTAATGGGTGTTACTTTTGGCGCAGGAGGAGTTGCTTTTGGTGGTGGAGTAGTTGCTTTTGGTGCAGGAGTACTCCCTGTTCCCGTTTTGGGTGCAGGCATTCTCGACTTCATATCCTTCATCAAAGGATTCGTAGTCTGATTCGTTCCTCTAGTACGATCCCTTTCTTTTTTTGCAGCAGCAAGTTTTGGATTTGCTTTTGCCCAGGCTGCCATACGTGTTTTCTTATCCGCAGTACGCAGTTTCTCATCAGCAGCAGTTCTCTTTGGTGTAGAAGATGGTGCTGGAGCTGTTGATTTTGGTGGAGTTGATCTGGGAGGTTTATTTTCCCTATTTTTATCTGCAGGAGTTGTCTTCTGATCTGGAGTTCTGGTATCTGGTTGAGTACTCTTTGGAGGTGCTACACTTCCATCATCCTCACTACCAGATCGTTTACCGTCTGGTCCTCTGGATGGAATATGTGGTTGATTAATTCCACCAGTGTTTGGAGTTCTCTCACCAGATCTTACGGTAGGTTCGTTTGAATTTTTTGCTGGAGGATTCAACCAGTTACCGATGGCACCAGCGGCGTTGGTGGCTCTTTCTTTTGCTTTCCTAAGTCCATCCATATACTCCTGGCGGGTCTTCAACCTAATACCTTCAGTAATCTTTGGATTAATAGTGACAGTATTCTTTCCTGTCATTGGTTTGATTTGCTTTTCTTTTTCTTTCGGTTCTTTAGGTTGATCATCTACTTCCCAAAGAAACTCTTCTCTCCAATTAGAAGCCTTGAGTGGTTCAGGTTTAATAATATCCACAGAATCAATCTCCGTTGGTATGTACGTGTCTCTCCAATCCATAGATTCCTTCCATGGATCTTTTTCCTTTTCCTTCTTTTTCTCAGGTTTTCTATCTTTAATAGATTGAGTAGAAGAAACCCCAGTCTTAAGACCTCGGTTCTTCTTCATTTTCTGCACCATTTTTTTCTTCAATTTACTCGCTTTCTTACCAGCATCAGTAGCGGTAAGAGTTGCTTTCCCAATAGCACCAACTGAACTCAACGCATTGCCAAGAACCTTTGTGCCTGCCTCTGCAGTAGAATCCTTAGAGGAGACTTTAGAAATTTGCACCGAGTTCAATTCAGACGCAATCTTCTTCTTCTTTTCTTCACCATCAGATTTTTTCTTTTCTAAAGAACTTTTCTTATCTGAAAGTTCTTTACCTCTAGTTTTAGATGCAAGAGTATCTTCAGATTTTTTTCTGGCTAACTCTTTATTTCTTCCATCAGAAACTCTTTTCTTAGCCTGAGAAATGAATGACTCCCCAGACTCTTTATCTTTTTGTGCCTTTGTTTTTGTCTTAGCAACAGGAACATTCTTCAAAGCTTCCTTTCTAGCTTCTTTCTTTTTTTCAGCAGCCACTTTTTTGGGATCAGGTTTTGGTTCCTTCTCCTTCCTGACTGAATCGATAAGATCATCGAGACTTGGTTTAGCCATCAACCTTCCTCCTCTTCCTCATCTCCCTTGAGGAGTTTCCCCATCTTATCTGTTACCTTACCAACTCCCTTCTTTGCAACATGCACTGCTGCTTTCTTCGCAGCCATCTTAGCAAGTACACCAACGATAGCAGGAGCAGCCTCTTCGAGGTGCTCGGTAGATTCAATCTTTAGGGTCTTTGGATAGTCCTTGTCGCCCTTCTTAGCAGGTGATTCACCACGTTCACGTTTTGCATGGATGTTTGCCCAGAGACCTTTCTTCTCTTCTAGAGTTTCCTCCTTGACATCGTTTCTATCTTTCTCTTCAGCATCTTTGTTGAGAGCCTTGACAATCTTTCCAGACTTCTTATGCGCTTCAGTTCCCTTCTCACCACCCGCCAGTGCGTCTCTGGAGAGGTTCCCAGCGCGACGGAACATCTTGTTCCTCTTTTCCCTAGAGAGTTCTTTCTTACCCTCTTCAACCACTTCTCCAGTTACTTCAACTTCTTCCTTTGGAGTAGAGATAAGAGGTTTACGTTGGGGTCCAGCAGGTTTCGACTGCATAGCTTTAGGATTTAGTCTATTCATAAAGCTACTAAAACCTTGACTCGCCTTTCTCAAGAGTTTATCACCAGCTGGTTCTTGACCACTTGCAGACATTTTCATAGTCTTTTTAGGTGGACCTGCATCAGCTCTGATTGCATTCATACCTTCAGGAATCTCCTCTTCCTTTACACAGTTAGGAACTTCCTTACCATTCTTTTTCTTGGTTCCCTTCGCCTTATAACCATCCCAGCAAGTGTCAGCACCAACGTTCTCGCGGGCTTTCTTCATACCTTCATCAACTGCCTCAACGTCTTCTTTCTTAGTCTTCTTTTTGTTAGCAGCTTCAATCTCTTTGTTCTGGCGCATGATGTCCTTGATAGAACCAGAGATGCCAGTGAAACCATCCTTAGAAGGATCTGTCTGTTTCTTAGAGTCATCCTTGTAACCACCAGCAGATCGAGCAGCACGACGGTTCTCGTCTAATTCTAATTCTTCCTTTGCAATTGCATTACCAACTACCTTACGTCTATTCTTCAGATACTTATCGGACTTGGTATTTTTCTTGCCATCATTATCAATATCATCATCTTCCTGACCTACGGGATCAAGATTCTTTTCATGTACCGACCTGTAAACAGATGCTAACTCTTCCGCATCATACTTTTTATCAAACATAGCTCTGAAAGAAAGACCTTATCAGAGTTATTTATTGTATTTGGTTCCTGGACCTGAGGCAGGATCATTAGGTTTCATTGGAAGCACTGTTGCTTTAATCCTATCCTTTGGAAAACCAAACTTTTTTTTACTTTGTCCTGGTGTCATAGACTGAACATACTTTCTATAGTCATCAGTACCAACTTCATATGCTTCCATGATATCTCTCAACCATGACTTAAAGATTGTTCCTTCTGGAGTCATACAAATAACATAGTTAGTGCCACGTCTAGAAATTCTCCCCACCTCTCCAGTATTAGTATTTTCAACTAATGTTCCCATGGAAAAAATAGTATTACTCATATAAGCAACCCGAAGACCTTCGGGATCTAACTTAGGAGCAATTTGCCAATCTTCGGATACGGATACTCCCATACTCTTCTGTAGGGTATTAAACAATTGTTTCTTATCTACGTTTCCGAGAGTGTTTGGAATACCCGTAGTAAACATCTTAAAGTCCCCATCCTTTGCAGCCTTTCTCATTTTGGATGCCGACATACCCTCAACACCTTCGGAATCAGCATCTCTAGCTCCAGCAGAGATTACTTTTATCTCCTCAAAATCATAGAGATCTCCATTATATTTTTGAGCAAGACTTTGAAACTCAGCAAGTCTATCCTGTCCAACTATAATTGTTACAGACTTATACCCAAGGCCATAACATGATTGCAGAACATTGAAGATAGTCTTTGCTTCTGGATCATCCCTGATGTCATCTTCAAAGTCAGGGAACATAATCCTCATGTATTCAATTTTACTTGAAGGTTCTAAAGGATTTTTCTTAGGATCTTGGGTACGACTTGGATAAATTCTTAAATCAAACTTAGATCTTTTAGCCTCACTGCCTGCGGCCTTAAGAAGTTTTTCATGTCCAACAGTTGGTGGATTGAACCTACCAAATACAATCACAGCACCATCAGAAGATGGTTCTCCCATCGTCTCTAGTGATTGGAGTTCGGGTTCTACTTTTTCCGATTCACTATTTTTCTGATCGGGATTAGAATCTTTACTGGGTTTAGAAGTAGGTGTCGAGGAAGAATTATCTGGAGACTTAGTATTGCCTGGAAGATTAGGTTTAGAAGGACTTCCTTGTTTTGGTGCCTCACTTTTAGAGTCTCCGCCAGAACTAGTAAATTTTAACTTACCATTAACTGTTTTTGCTACAAATTTTCCGCCTTTATCGTACCATCCACCATGTCCATCTCCAGTCAAACCTTTTTGTTTGGCTTGAGTGGAAGCAGTAGTTTTGACGGCTTCGGATATAAATTCTAGAAAACTTTTCACGAAAAAATTACTGCCTTTTCTAATATTTATTAAAAGGTTACCACTATGGCATTTGATGGTGGTTTAGCCACAATCACAATTCTCCTACCCTTATCACCAGCACTAGGGGATTTTCCAAGAATCAATGGATACCCTTTATTATCCCTTTCCATTGTTTCAAAAGGTTGATCTTTTCTTCTCTTCCTAAGTCTCAAATAAAGATCGTGTTCTTTCGCATATTTCTTAGCATCATGAAGTCTACCATTAACGGTTAAAACATTGCCACTAGATGTAGAGTGAACATCCATAGGACCAATATACATGTGAGTAATTGGTCCTCCCATAGGTTGCGTTCCAAGGACAATAGTCTCTTTTAATTCGGGACTAATTTGTCCGTATATATCTGGAACCTGTTGGCCTTGAGTAAATCCTAGTTGCAAATACTTATTATAAGCGGCTTGAATAAATCTTCCACTAAATCCTGGAACAATTTTTTCTAGTCCATTTAGTCCTCCACCAGCCATACTAGGAGCACTTGGACCTTTCATAGATAACTTAAAAAGACTATTTGTAGATCTAATCTCAACATCGGTGTAAGGTTCATCACCAGATGCAGATCTACCCATTACTTTATTGGCAGAAAGAACATTAGTCAGTCTAGTTGAACCCGCCTGCAGAGTGAAGGGTTTACCTCCTTTAGTCTCAGCGAAGGAATTAATTGCATCAACAAGACCAGTTTCTTGTCTTTCTGATAGAGTTCCTGCCATATGGGGTCATGGTTCTACACCCCTATTTAGATAGATTCTCTCTCTTTCATAAGGAGTTATCTCTCCTGTCCATAATCTATACCCCTCTTTAACTTCTGGCAAAAGCCACTGGTCCACACGAACACAATGCTCCCAGTTGACAGGGTGAGCACAACTCACCACTACAACAGAAAAGAATGCTCGTAGGTGGATCCAGAGACTAAGCATGATGGGGTTTATGTTCCCTATCCATAGGTTTAGAGGACTCAAAGGAATCTCTTGAGAGATTTTTAATTACGATGAATGCATCTTTATTATACTTACGAGTACCAATAGGGGATTGCCATTTCTTGTTATACTCTTCACCGACATCGATACCAGAAACTTGAGTTCCTGCCATTTCAACTACGATGTTATCACCTTCTTCCCACCCATATTTTTGGGCAAGAAAAACAACCTGCTCATTTATAGTAGGTGGTTCCATGACTCTTTCTTCTGGGTCTAATGATCCGTTCATACATCTCCTTGTCTACGGTTCTCTGACTGATGAATGTCAAACTCACCACCAGGGTAACGAGCCATCAGTTTGTGAACATTCATCTCAATGACTTCATCGATAGAAACATTGAGACCAATACATGCCTGAGCGACATACCACATGATGTCTCCAAGTTCACGTTTGAGATGGAATAGATTTTCATCATTGACGGGTTTACCCTGGAAGATAATCTTCTTGACAATCTCAGTAAACTCACCTGCCTCAGCAGACATTCCTACAGCAGCAGTAAGTAATCTCTCACTAGGAAACTCCTGTCCTTCTAGTTCTTGAAGACGATAGACGAATGCCTCAAAGTCTTTGCTTTGTTCCGAAGTAACGGCATCCACAAATTCCAGATATGCATCGGTGTTTACGTTTACTTTTTCTTCCATTTTATCCAATTCCTGTTGATACATTTCACGAGTCCACCCATCATTATAAGGTGAGTTAGCTTGAATTTGCAGTTCAGTCTTATTCATCAAAAGTTAAGTGAGGAAAATTTGTCTTTGGATTTTTTAGACTCTTCGTAATTATACTCCTCGTCTTGACCACTGTCAAGGATATCGTCCTGAGCAGATTGTTCACAATCATAAAGTCTCATCTTGGCACGATCAATACCCACAACAAATCTTTTGTTGACGGTTGGATCGTTGTAACGGTTCTTCAATTGTTTCACCATAATTTGTCCCAAGTCCTCAAGCTCATCTGTAGAAATAAGGGCAAACATAAGATCAGCAGTAGCAGGGAGACCAAAGGACTCAGAAGTGTCAGTAAGCTCAACGTCAGAGCTACCATAACCAGAACGAGTGGTCTGCGTGGCAGAAACGATAGGGACTCTTGTTTCAACAGCCAATCCTCTAAGTTCTTCTGCAATAGCTTTAATATATGAATATGAATTGACAGTGCTATTTCCGCGATACCTTTCGGAAGCACATATATTAAGGTAATCAACAAAAATAATATCAGGTCTAAATGACTTCTTAAGTGCAAGTTCATTAAGGAGTGATCTAAAATGTCCACTGTGTGCGCTTGCAGTTGGATACTCTTTAATTATAAGAGACCCCTGAGTTTTTTCCGCAAGTTTACTTACTTTGTTTTCAAACATTGACCGAGGCAAATCAGTCAACTGTTGAATAGGAATGTTCAAGAGATTTGCGTCAATTCTTTCTGCAATTTTTTCTTCAGCCATTTCCATCGTAATGTATAGAACATTCTTTCCTCTTAGAAGAACTGAAGCAGCAACGTGACACATAAACAAAGACTTACCCACCCCAGTGCCAGCAAGTGCAATGTTTAGACTTTTATTACAAAGACCACCCTTTGTAATCTTATTAAAGAATTCTAAGTCAAATGGAATTCTTTCTTCTTTCTGATGATAGAAATCAAATCGTTCAGAAGCATCTTGCAGATAGTCATGTCCAACATGATTATCAAAACTTACGGATAACGCATCAGAGAGTATAGAGGGGATAGCATCTATACCTTTCTTTTCATTGTTACCATCCGCAATACCTATACTCTCCACAAGAGCAAGGTAAATCGCTCTATCTCTACACCATTTCTCAGTAACGTCAGTTAACCATTCTTCATTAGAGGAGTCCGTATCAAACTCAGAAAGAGAATCGACCACGGACTGGAATGTTTCCTGATTGATATCAGACCGTTTCTCGCACTCAATATTCAGAATCTCTACAGTAGGGCACTTATTGTACTCACCAATAAATCTCTCAGACTCTTCAAAAATTACCTTTTCATGAACACTATCAAAATAATCCTTCTTAAGAAAAGGAAGAACCTTTCTAGTGTAGTCCTCATTAAGAATTAGATTCTTAAGTATTGTCTTTTCAATCGTTTCCATCAATGATAGTGTAAGTATGTGCTCAGAATATATTTTGGTTTACCTTCTTTTACAGGTAAACCTCTATGTGGATACTGCCATGTGGGTGGGAACACCAGTACTGTACCAGTATTTGGTCTCACTGTCAATTTATGATATGGGAAATCAGTCTCGCCTCCAAAGAAGTCATCATTTAGATAACACAAAAAAGCAAGATATCTTTTTGCCGTATCATGATCCTGAACATCGACATGCAAATCAAACATATCATCAGAATCAGGTTCGTACTTTTTAATCCTAAGTTCTTCCAGAAAGATCTTATGAGGAAACCATTCAGAATAACTCTCCAAACCTTCTTTGTAAGATCTAAACACTTCAATAAATTTGTAAGAAAGAATCTGAACAAACTTACGATATTTTTTTTCTTGATTGAGATTTACTTGTGTGAAATTAGGGCGTCCAAAATTGTCAACACGTTCTTTGTTATCAGATTCTTCAAAAATATCAATTAAGGACTGGCAAGTTACAGAATCAAAAGCCTCACATTGCTTTATGAATTCATCCATATGCAAAGGTTTCTCTTGCAATTGCATCAAGTTTTTCCATAACATCATCGGTAAAGTATTCCTCGGGCGTTGCCAAGATTTGCTTTCCGTAGATTTTTTTTCCATTGATCTCATAACGACCTGCTACATTTTTCCAGAGACCCCCCAGTTCTCCCAGTTCGAGAAGACCATAATAACGATCAAGTCCACGTTCATCATAATACAAACGAACGGTAACATCCTGATTCTCTTTACTTAAACGCGACTTAGCAGTCTTTGCCTTGATAAGGTTTCCAACGACATCGGTGCCATCTTTTTCTTTTTTCTTGGACAGATAGATGATTGTAGAAGCAGCATACTTGAGACCACTGCCTCCTCCCATTTCCTTAGTTGGTACATAAGATCCGATGACATCATAGGTGTGATTGGTTACAATCATTGGAATGTTTGCTTGACCAAGTTTCAGTGTAAGCATACGGAATGCTCCTTTAACAAGTTGGGATTTGGTCATGTCCCGAACTTGTTTGTCATCTAATGCGTCACGAATCTCCTTCTCTGTAGAAAGCATTCCAAGAGAGTCTAACACAAACATGCAAGGTGCTCGTTCTCCTTCAGGTTTTTTTAAGTATATGTCAACTGCCTTCAGGGCCTTAGTTCTAAACTCTTCAATAGTAACAACATTGACAACAACTAATCGACTTAAGTCAATGCCACGACTTTCAAGAAGAGTTCTATTAACTGCTGCTTCAGTGTCAAAGTACAGACAGTAACCACCAGGATTACTATCCAGAAAATTCTTAACCACAGCGAGACTAAAGAAAGTCTTTCCAGTAGAAGACTCCCCAGCAATGGCAGTAATCTTATTCCCAGATACGCCACCAAATATACTACCTGAACAAAGTCCGTTAAAGATGTACGAACCCGTGTCCACGAAAGTTTCTGTGTCGTCGATGTCTGATGCCAGTTTGGTATAGTCATCCCCGATCTCTTTTACAATGTCTTTGAGAAAATCCATTTACGTTCAGAATAAGTTTGTTCATCAATAAGATTAAAACTTAAAGTTCTCCTCTCATTATCATGTTTTTGTGGGAACACCATATGTTGAAGCCAACTAGGGAAGACAATTACTTCTCCTGTTTGTTGGTCTGGAACCCACTCAGAGGAAGCCCAAGGTTGATAGTTTCCGTGAATGAAACAAAGCTCCGAGGGATCCTTAGGTACTTCTAGTAGTATTATACCAGATAAGTCCGCTGCATGTATATGTACTGGAGTAAAATCACCTGATCTGTACCTATTTACCCAGGCATCTGCCATAACAGTCTTTCCATCAAAACGATTGTCGTTCTGCGGAACAATCGAAAGAGAAAGCTTTTTGATTTCAGATGGGTTCATCTCCTTGTATAATTCACCCAAAGATTCTAAAAAATTTTTGAGTTGAGTACACTCACAGAATTGTTCTGTAAGGTACACCACATCAATGTCCCTGTCCAAGAGATCTTCTGATACTGGTTCAGCTTTAGAACTTTCAATGAACTTATTAACTTCATCCAGTATAAAGTTTGGACATTTGGCTACTAGAATGTTAGGTCCAAAAGGATTAAACATCCTATATTGAAAATCCGTCATGATATATTCCAATGAACATTACCAGCGATAGAAATTCTTTCTTCATCGCAGTCATAAAAAGGATAGACAGAGTGACTGAGATGTGCTGGAAAAACTACCATTGTTCCTTCCATAGATTTATCCATGTAGATAGGATGTGCTTTAATATTACCAACAATATCAGTATATGTAAACTGAAAGTCCGATGCTGCGGGGGAATTACTTACCTTCGCACTAGGAATAGTATGTTGTTCTCTCCAGTCAGTGGGAATCTGCATCCAAATTACGAAGGATAAAATTCCTGCATGATTATGTTGTGGATTAAACTCCAGTTGTTTCTGAAAATTAACCCACCACTCAATATCAAGTGATACATCAGGAGCGCTAGGATGTAACTCTGGTCCAAGCGTATCTATATTAGAATCTATAATGTGTTTGCATATAGGATACAAAACAGTTGATGAGAAAGTTACATCTTCTTCAAGAGCAAGACTTGAGGAAATATTTCCTGCAAGAGCATCAGACATATTTCTTCTTTGCACTTTGGCAATGTCTATCTTTTTCCAAAGAAGTTTGGTAATTTTCTTTGTGAGTTTAGTTCTATAGATTGGGAGATTAGGTAATTCTAAAACACTCCATTCAATATCATTCATATACCAAGAATTTTTCTTTGCCTATTAAAGTAGTCATGAAGTAACCAAGAACTACTATTCAGTTTGTCACTTCCACCAATACCATATTCAAACTCAACCCTAGAATTATCTCCATACATATCAACTTCTGGAGTATTATCCTTACCACGATCACCACCATTAGCAAAGACTATTGTCTGTGCAATTTCCAAACAACTCTCAATCGCTCCACATGCAGATCCCTTCTCATCATACGGAACAGTAATAACGGCATCGACCATCTCTAGGTGTCGAATAATCTCTGCACGTTCTTTCCAGTCTTGGAAGTACTGACCTTTCTTATCCTTCAACCACTCGTTTGTGTTCAATCCTACTACCAAATAGTTGGTAAGTTCTCTAGCTTTTTTAAAATATGCGATGTGTCCACTGTGGATAGGATCAAATCCTCCCGTCACAAGAGTAACTATTCTCTTCATGTAAAAAATGTCTCCAAAGTATTTCTTCTTTCAACTTCCCAACCAATACAATCAAGAATTACTTTGATCGGTTCAATGAAAGATTTGCTGAATTGCAATTCATAATTGACATACTTATCTAGGTCAAATTCAGGAGGGAATTCCTGAATAAAAGATATAACATTCTCATGCATAGGATTAGGCGTCTTTAGATAAACAAACTTAATCTTCTCACCACTTTGAATGTCTTGATACTTACCAGAAAGTTTTTTCTGTTTGACATAATGATTATAAAGAATAGATCCACGAACATGTATTGGTGTTCCTTTAGCATATAAGTCTGATGAAGATTTCCACTTATTGATGTTAGAGACGCTTCTAGGAAAAGCAATAGCTGAAACAGGGAGATCATAAAACTCCTTACGAGATGTTTCAATAAAATCAATCATCTCATCTTCAGTTGCACTCATCATTAACTTAAGACCATCCTTAATCATCTTACGACAAGGAGCAGGAGTGGAAGTTTTGATAGCTTCAATCCCCATGATCTTTAGTTTAGGTTCTTTATAACGGACCCCCTCACTATCCCATACGTTGAGAATATATCGTTTCTTTGCAGTCCAGATACCACGGTCAGCGATATTCTCTCGCTTCATTTGCATCTTCTGATCGTATGCGTTTACGTAGTCCGCGAGCTCTTGATAAGCACTGTCAATATACGGCTCAAGTTCCACCTCACACACCTTATCAAGGAACGTGACAATGCCTTCAGTAGTTTTTTCTCTTCCCTCGTATACAGTTTCGACCAAAGGACCCATATTGAGATAGATGGAATCAGTATCAGAAGCAATAACATAGTCAATATCCTTTGTTTTTAATACACGATTCATATATGAGTTTACCTTATTCTCAATCCAACGGATAGAGACTTGACCAGAAAGCGTAATCGCCTCCGCATTGGCCAGTTTATAGTACCTAAAATACTGATTACCGATAGCACCATAAGCAGAGTTGAGAGCAATCTTCTTAGCCATCTGGATATTGTTGCATCGTGCAATCTCCTTTTCCAGGTCTTTGGTAGGATTCTTCTCATAATCTTTCTTGGCTTGAATCATTTTCTTTTTGAAAATGACACGTTCGTTATACATTTTCTGCATAAGTTCGGGGAGAAACCCCTTCTTATCTTTCCTATACATTGCACCATTGGCACACACCGCATAGTCAGAATATAGTTCAAATGTAATATCTTGATTGAGAAGTTTATCTACTGTTGCTGATGGGTGTTTCTGATCCAGTAACGTCTCTGGCGAAATGTTGTACTGCATAATGAGGTGAGGGTATAGGGAGTTGAGGTCAAAATTGACAACCCATTCATAAACTCCAGGCTTAGGTTCTTTAACATACGCACCAGCATACTTCTCATCCTTTTGATTTCTTTCCTTTTGTGGAATGGCAATATTCTGTTTTTTAAGATAGTTGTAAATGATTGCATCCCAAGTACGAACTTGATATGCAATGTCACTGAAATTGACCTTAGCATCATAAGCACGGGTTAGACATAGGTCAATAAGTTTCAACTTATCCTCAAGTTTATCAACCAGTTCCACGTCAACGATATTATAGTCAACAAATTTATCCCAATCTTTAGTATAGAACTCTCGGAAAGTATCAAACTCAGAGTGGTCTAATTTCTTCTGTCCCAGTTCTTGTGAGGCAATGTGATCCAATCTATAGCTCTCCTGGTTAGGAGTGGCAGGAGACTTCTTATAAAGATCTAAGTAATCAATTACTGAGATACCTGCAACATCACAAGAGATATTCTTACGACCAGCAATAAAGATTTCATTACGGCGTAAAATATTCCAAGGAGACATCTTTTTCATGGTCTTCTCTCCCATGAGTCTTTCGATGCGACCAGTCAAATATGGAATGTCATAAAATTCACAATTCCATCCAGTGATAACTTCTGGAGTATTAGTTTGCCACCAATCCAAAAATCTATTAATCAGATCGTATTCGTCATGACATTGGATATATGTAAAGTTGGGTCGATCTTGATTAGCATAAGGTTTTGACCCAAACGTAATGACTTTCTTAGTATCATAATCCTGCATCGTAATGAGAAGAAGTTCTTCTGCACAATTAAATGGATCAGGGAATCCACTCTCAGCAGCAACCTCAATATCAATTGTGATCAGTTTAATTTTACCAATGTCAAATTTGATTTCATCCTCAGGATACATCTCGGAAATGTATTGATGAACATATCGTTCATTTCCATATACAGAAAATCCATTGACAGAACTATACTTATCAATAAATTCTCTACAATCTTTAATTGTTCCAGGTTTAACTGGCTCCACAGGAAGATTATCTAGAGTCCGCCACTTTGATTTTCTTTTTGTGGGGACAAATAAAGTTGGTTGAAACTTTTGTCGATCACTAAAATGTTTTCCATTCTCATATCCACGAATCAAGATGTCATTACCAATTTGGAAAACGTTAGTGTAGAACCTCATTCCTTCGTAGCAAGTTTTAAATAAAAGTCGATAAGTTTTTTATGTGGTTCGACCAGTGTTAGAATTTTATCAGATGAAAGCATCACAGTGTTATCATCTGTAATATCTCCTAACCATGGGATCAGACGTTCCTCAGGAGGACTATCCGTTTCATGTCGTCCCAGAATTTGGTATGGAGATACCAATTTACAATCTGGTTCACCAACATTAACTGCGCCTAAGGCTTCAATTTGACTGATAAGAACTATATCATTAGTCAAAATGATGCACTGAATTTCACTTTCCATTGATTCCATAAATCTTCTCAATTCTATCTTCGTAGGACTCTAGTACTTCTTTTTTAGGTTCCATGATGGACACAGCAAATCCTGGTTCTATAGAAATTTTTCTATCAGAAGACAGGGGTTGCCACTCACTAAAAGCGACATTGTATCTAGGTGAATCATCGTCATCCATATCTATTGTGGATTCTTCGGTAAGAAGTACTGGTTCTTCAATACGTTCAACCAACTCAACAAAGAAAGGATGGTCAAGAACAGTGAAGATTACTTTGTCTCCTTCAACCGCCTGTTTTACATCTGCGATAACAGTTTCGCCAGATTGCATCAATACGAGTTTTACAGCCATATTATTTAAAAATCAATTACATTCTACCACTAAAAGTAGAGTCTAGCAAGTCCGTCATATGGAACATAGAAGTGACCTTGGAAAGTTATTCTATATTCATTTTTGCCCAGAGAAAATTTTCCTATCCTATGCGGAAGTATTCCATTCCAAAAATAGATAGATCCAGGATCATATTTAACCTTCTCACTATGTTTCCAAAGATTATCATCAATACAGATGTCAAGAAAAGCAGGAGTCTTTGGAGACTCTATAACAGAAACAAATGAAACTATCTTTCCTGGACTCAGATCTGGATAATAATCTAAGATGCCCATGTCTGTATGAACATTCCATTCAGGCATATTCAGTTCTTTTCCACCAAATACATGAAATGCTGGAAGAGTTAGATTGTAGTCAAACTCAACTACAAGTCCGAATTCTCTGTTTATTATATAAAAAAGATGTCGATATAACCAGTCAAATCTTGCCCTGAGTTTTCCTTGCAAGACTCTATCTATCTCGTGTGTTACTGGTCCAGTATCTTTAGTGTGAATCAGATAGATGGCATCTCCCAATATATGTTGAATTTTTTGGGTATCATTTGGAGTAAAATTTTTCCACCTATCATATTCGGTAAAGTTTTTCCAATACTTGCGTAGGGAATGAACTTCATTCTTAATAAAATTAACTTGAGAATTTGTTAAGAAATTGTCAACCGTTCTCACTAAAGATTCTTGCATTTAACAACACTGTTTTGGATCATCAATTGGTATATACTTATTCATATAGGATGATATTGCTTCAGCATCTTGGTCAGATTGTTCCTGCTCCTGTTCATTATGTTTCTTCCACATCTCAGCAACCATATCTACAGGTTCTGGTGCATGATAGGGTGGTGATGGTTGTGATTGCCATTTATCAATTGCTTCTTGTGTAGGCACAGCAATTCTAAAAGGAATATCGTCTTTAATAAATTCCTCATTCATATCGATATATGTTTGAGGAGTAATCTTAATCTTCTTTGGTTGGTGCATCTTTTGGTACTGATTAGCACCTAAGTTGTCTAGAAAATCATTCATTGAATATGTAGTCCATTAATAAATTTCTCCTTTAGCAATTTGTTCACGACGTTTTAGTTTCCATACGATGTAATCCATTGTAGGAATACACATGGGGTTCCAACCAACAAAGGTTGTTGATTCTCCACTTGGTATCTTCCAACAGGGAGCATCATCATTCTCAAGATCTAATGACTTACGATACTCATCTTCGCCAAGTAAAACAACTGATCTCTCAGCAGCATTCAAACTCTTGAAGCAATCAAAAGAATTCTTCCTAATGATGTCAGGGATTTCGTGCTTCATGATTTAAATAATAAACTACAAACCAGATACAATCCCATTGCAGACCAGTATCCCAAAGTTGGTAATCCAAAAATACTTGGTATGACAGCATTCCATATCAACATAAGCATCAAAGGTAATACAAGGACAATTATACCTGCACCTATAAGACTTCGTG